GCGATGAATGGACTGACGATGATATTCGCAGCGAAGAACCAAGGTGGGTGAATAATGGCACTGATTCCGTACATCAAAAGGATGGATACACCCTTATTTACAACTCAACTATTGGTGGTGTATATATGCTGTATCGTGAAGCAAATGATGCTGAAATAGAATGGTATAATAACAATTGATATGTATGAAAAATGAAACAAAAATAACTTTCGTAAAATCTCCAGAAGAAGGAGAAATATGTGCTGTATTTGTGAATGAATTTTGGGATAGGTCCAAAACTAAATTGACAAGTTATATGCACATCGGACAACACGCCGGCTGCTCTCCTGACATTCTGAAAAATTGGCCTTTAGCTACTGAACAAGAATATCGGTCATTGTTAGAAGAACTTAATACAATAGGATATGAAAACATCAAAATCATTCAATCAAGAATACATTGAGAAAGCGAAAACGCTAATCCATGAAATCCTCGAAGATAAAAAAGAGTACGATGACTGGACTCAAATCTGTTTTTCCATGCAAAATGCAGTACAAGCTGCGGCTAATATATGGGGAATATCATCAGATGAACAGATTAATAAGATGAGAGCCTTTATTACAGAAATGGTTCTCATCGAACTTTCAAATCTCAAACAGTTTGACATAGTGTTTAAAAAGAAGGGGATAAGGTCATTAGACACATTGTATTGCCCCAAATGTGGAAGTAATAATGTTGAAGAAAGAGCATGGGTAAATCCAAACACAGATGAAATCAGCTATAATGATTCAGTTGAGGAAGAAGATTGCTGGTGTGGCATTTGTGAAGAGCATGTAGAATTATGCACCCTTTCAGAATTATGGGAAATGTTTGGAGACATCCCGGTCAATAACGATGATGAGATTGAAGAAGACTTTCTCAACTTCCCGGTCGGAACCTCAAAGATTGATGTTTGGCATTGGTTTGATGAACGATGTCCTAACAATTTACACGATGATTTAATGTATCCTAAAAACGATGCCGTATAAATCAGAAAAGATTCGTATCGCTGGAACCCAATATGATAGACGAATAAAGCTCACTCCAGACCAAAAAGAATATATAAAATGGTTGAGAGAAAAGCAATTAATCAGTTACTCTAAACTTGCTAAAATATTTGGAGTGAGCAAGCGTCTTATTCAATTTATTTGTTGCCCAGACAAATATTTGAAAAACAAAGAGAGTTTAAAACAACGTAAAGCAGAGGGGAGATACAAACCTACAAAAGCAGAATGGGCAGCAACAATTCGTGAGCACAGGAGATATAAGGAACAACTCAAAAAGAAAGGAGATATAAAATGAAAGATAAGATTCTTACAATGTTCTTCGACATTAATAGATGGACAAAAGCAATTGAGAAAGGCGTTCTGAAGGATATTCGGAAGAGCGAACTTATCAAACTGACAGAAGAACCAACCAGAATTCGTATGGCAGAAGCTATGTTGAATGGTAAATATCAAATAACACCACCACATATTGCACAAATTCCGAAGGATAACGGAGAGTTTCGTACTGTATATGTCAACGAACCTATTGATCGTATAATCCTAAGCATCGCGAATGATTTGCTATTTGATTTAATGCCAGAGATGATTCATCCTGCTTGTAAATCTTATCAGGTCGGTATTGGTTGTGGTAAAGTGGTTTTGGAAGTAAGTCACACAATTGTTAACATGAAAAGTGATGGTTATGTGGGCTGGAAGTCTGATTTAAGTAAATATTTCGACTCTGTTCCTATCCAGTTTATTGACGCAGCCTTTGATAAAGTGGAAGCTAAGTGTGGTCATTCTGTGTTAATTGATGTATTAAGAAAATACTATCATTGCGGATTGTATTTCGATGAGAACAACGAACTGCATGAGAAATATCAATCACTTAAACAAGGATGCGCAGTAGCAAGCTGGTTAGCCAACGTGTTGCTATATAGCCTAGATGATGAACTGTCCCAATTGAATGGGTTTTACGTAAGGTATTCGGATGATATGTTGTTCGTTGGTCCGGACTATGAAAAGGCTATGACCATTTTACAAAAGAGATTGGCCGAAAAATCAATGAATTTGAATCCCAAGAAAGTAGAGTACCTGACTATGGACAAGTGGTTCAAATTTCTAGGTTTCAGCATTAAGGGAAGTATGATTTCTTTCTCTCCCAATCGTCTTAAAACCTTCCAGAAAGAAATAGAATCAAGAACCATCAGAAAACGTGGTATTACGTTGAAGAAGGCTGTGGATTCGGTTAACCGATATTTATATAAAGGCAATGGAGAATATAGTTGGGCGACTCAGACCCTTCCAGTATGTAATGTTCGGGTTGATATTAATGAATTGAATAAATTCGTAATGGATTGCCTTAGAGCCGTTGAAACTGGGAAACATAAAGTTGGTGGCCTTGGCTATGTTAAGGATAAGCCGGATGGTTGTGTTGTTAGAGGCATTGGTCGGAACGTAAAGGCTAATCGAAATAAATCTAAAAGTAAAGAAATTGAAGGTTATTTGACAATAGGTTGTATGCAGAATGCTATTTTGACCAGAAGAGCAGCGTACAATACTTTAGTGTCAATATTGTAACTACAATCTGAACACACAGTAAATGAATCCGAGGAACAAGTGTTTAATATCCAGATTATATATTAGGTACCCCGATTCTATCCTTGAAGGATTACATCCTTCAGTATCTACTCCGGGTACCATATAATCATCTGGATTATATCAATGAAGATAAATAAATGTGTCGATTGTTATGAGGGTTTATAAAGCAGCACAGCAGGCAAGTTCAAGAAGAAAATTTCATATTCTAAAGTATGAACTATTGATCGTTCACCGGAGGTTACAAGGCTGCATAGCCTCTCACCTTAGGTTCTCGATCAGGTCATATTTATAATTATCATGAGAGTAAAGTGATGTGCCATTCATTTGAGGACTTGTAAAATAAGCGAAATACATTCGAAGTTATTCAAGGAATACATTTGTTTACTGTTCCGGTGAGCAGCTTCCTGGATCTATGAGTCGATAACTCATCTGCTCCAGGAATATCCAACCGGAATACATCTATTGGGTAAAGTAATGTATCAGTATTATGAGGATAACTATTTAGCACAGATATGTAATTCAAGAAATATCATTTATATAGCTGGTTATATATCAGGAAGGACCGAGTACTAATTGTCCTGGTCCGTTCCTGATCACACCAGCTCTAAATCGAATAAGTATAGAAATGTGCCAATATTTTGAGAATTACAACTTATTACTTAACACAAAGTTTACAGTCTGGGATTTAGTAATTTAACATACTGGACAAGATATGATGTCCGCGTGATGACGGTCATCCTATGTATGACCTAGGATTACGCGGGTATCTTACTTGATACAGTATATATCATAAACATATAGACATGTGTCACGCTAAATGGGGGCTGTTTTATAAGTAACACAACTTTCATTTATACAAGAACCTTGCGTTTAACAACTATCCGACAATTACGCCGGCATCTACGGTTTTATAAACCTTTATTCCGGCGTATTCTGGATGTTAATATCAGGCTTTTAAAGAAATGTGTCAAAGGTTTGAGTATAAAATCAAAAGTAAACATTATGAAAAATATTTATCAAGAATCAATACAGGCTGTAGAGAACGGAACCAAGTTTAAAGTAGATTTTAAAACACGAAGTTTCAAACTTAATGGCCAATATATTATACAGAATTCGCAGTATGAGGGAAACTTAGGTGTGGAATTATGCGCTTCTCTTGATGAGTTTCTGTCTAATGTAGAGCATTTATATACTCGATATAAACATTCTATTCCATCAACAATGAGTGAATGTAAAAACCGAAAATACTTTAAAGCTTTGTCTGATAAAGATTTGGAGGATGAAGACATGTTGTTTGGAGTTGGTCGAGATATAGCACAAGTCGAATTGGAATTATACATTCTCTGTCAAATAATATTGGGTATAGGTTGGGATGCTAATAAAATGGGTAAATGGTTTTGGCAAAGCAACAAAGATAGAGATTTAGTAATTCTCAAAAACTGGGTTACAGTAGAGAAATAAATAATCAGACTAAAAATTAAATTATTAATAAGTTATGAAACAGTTAAAATTTGAATGTCCTGAGTGTGGTACCGAGTTTACGCTTACAGCTAATCAAACCAAAGCTAAGGAGCGTATTGAAGCTCTAAAGAAAGCCGGTGTTGATGTTAGTGAGCTTTTTGCAATGCAAAGTGCAGATGGTTTGGAGTTTATAGCCTCAAAAAGAGATGGTGTCATTAGTATCTTGGAAGAAGATGATCCAATCTTCCAGGCCATTATAATTCAAGGCACAATTCCTAATCGCCAATTATTCAGACGTTGGGTAATGGCACAGATGTTCCGCATAATTTATATAGCCACCAATACCCACGGTGCTTATAAGCCGATTGGAGTTTCAGAGGTGATTCATAGTATGGGATATGAATATCAGTGGAAGATGTTAAATAACGAGTTGTACGCCCAGCACAAAATGATGCAGAATGGTGATGTTGATAATTTCAGAGATCGAAATCGCTGGTTCAACAAAAGAGTGGTATTAGATATGGCAAAGGACTATATCGAGAAACTCAAAAAGAGATTTGATGAGTTGAAATTAAGAAAATGTAAAGGGATACCGTATAAACGCATAAATGGTCAAAATATTTTCGTGGATGATTTTGATAAAAAAGTAATCAAGCCATTGTTATTTGCAGTACATAAAATACAACATTCCGAAAACACTTATGAACTTTGGCATTCGGTGCAGGAGTTCAATAAAAGGCGTATCAAAATGCATTGGGATACTCCTCAAAATGCAGCATGGCTAGATGCTTACAAAGGATCTGGAGCGTTCTTTACGATGCAGAACATGATTCGTTTTCATAATTGTGTTATCATAGATGACAATGGAAAAACATTAGGTAAAAACGCGTCCCTTGCCTTTTTGAATAAGAAGGCAAAGTTGTATGAGAATAGAGAAGGTTGGCGTTTGATTGGTATGTTGAAGAAAATGCTAGATGACAACAACATTGATGTGGTTGCTAAAATGAAGGAATGGCGTAAATAACTTAATCAAGGCAGTTTTCATAAACCAGTTTAGGTGCATTGCCTCTGGTTTATGAAAATAAAATTAGAAAGATTGATTATGAGAAACGATATAATATTCAAACGTTCCGTCCAATTTCGGGACGAAAATAAAAACAGTTGGACTGTAGATTTTGAGGTTTATAAGGAAGAATCTACTCGTATAAACCGTGAAACATTGCAAAAATTTAAACAAAGTTTCAGTGTTTCGGTATGTGGAGCTGGAGGTATGGGTGCCGGGCAATGCTACGATCATATAATTCCTCGTACAGAAGGACAAAAGAAACTTCTGGAATTTTGGAACAAATATCATCTAGGTGGTATGTCTGGCGGTACGATTCGTCAAGATGAATATTTAAACGGCGAGCAATATGTTAACGACTACAATTACTTTGTGGAGTTGTTTAAAACATATAATGAGCATTACCGTGAACAGTTTGATGATATTTCTTTTCAGATTATTGTTAAGAATTTTAATATTAGTGACGCGGCTATAATACAGGTGAGAAATGTGCTTTATGAGAAAATGAGGAATAATCCCATTCAATATATCCTTGGATTGTCAAACAAATACTTCCATACATCTTCAGATTACAACGTAAAATGTTTCTTTCTTGCTATAAAAGGCTTATATGTAGATAATGGATATAAATATGGTAATGGCTGGTTATCCAGTCCGCTTCCAGATAATATTGAAGAGATTATAAATAATATTTGTGATCTTGTTGAAGAAGAAGAGACTGCGTTAACAGAAGAACTGGAAGCAGTTTTTGACATGGGTGAAAAAGGGTTTGTTGCCACAGAAGAAATTATCCAGCAAGTAATGGATTTACGTGAATGTGACGAAGATGAAGCAAAACGCTTCGTAGCTTTGGGAGTACATTTAGGATGTACATTCGGTGATTTGAATGATACATTTGAAGAATGTTCCTATGGTGAACAACTATACTGTGCAAATGGTATTGATTATTATATTGGCACAGAAGATGAACTGACCAATATAGCTAGTGATAGAGTACATAATGATGATGAATACGCGTATTTATGGCGTGAAGCTGTGGCGGCTCAAAGAACTACCGATTCGTTGAGTGATTGGTTGAATTCAATCATAAGTGAGGATGGTTGGTGCTCGGTACTTAATTCTTGGGATGGACGGTATGAAGAATATAAGATTGCTGAGGAATATATTTGTGTTTGTAGGTCATAAATTGTCATGGAATACATGCTTGTTACGGACAAGGTGAAATCAGTGGCAATAAACGATGATTAATATGGGACATAAAAAGACGATTGATTATTGGAGACACCCAACCAAAAGGGAAATCAAGTTCGGTGAGGGAGCTATTCATTGGTTAACAGTGGATATTGAAAAAGTTCAGAAGCCAGACGGAAGTTTGAAGAAATGGTTTATTCATACAGACGGACTAAGGTACAATCGACCATAGTTAAAGTGATGTCTGTAAAGCAAAGGCTGTTCTAACAAAATAGAGCAGCCTTTTGTGTTAAACAATGGTTAAAGTGGACAACTATTCACACCATATAAAACAATAAAATCTATTCACATTAAAACAGTAATAAATATGCCATTGAAAATTGAGAATATCAAGTTGGCAGGAACCAAGTTTGATGGTCGCGCTAAGTTGTCCCCAGAACAACGTCAGGCTATTCAAATTTTGGCCCGTGAAGGATATAGCCAAAGAAGGTTGGCTGCTATGTTCAATGTTAGCAAGCGGCTTATACAATCTATACTATCTCCTCCTGTTCGCAAGCACTCTAAACAATATCCAACAGAATATTGGACAGAGTTAAAACGGAAGTGTCGAAAAAAGAAAATTGATTTATATAAAAATGGAAAGATCAAGTTTAATAACAAGCTGAAAAATAAATGAAACGCAAGCGTATCAAGTATGTAGCTAACATTGATTTTGGCTATCGTTCAATTACTGATGCAAAGCAATATATAAAAATATTCTTGAAATCGCTTCTTTCGCAAATAGGGTTACAACTAGGAATAGACTATATCGTAACAGCTAATCATTTGCGAATTAGACATGTGAAAAATATTACAGGAAAAATAACTACCACACTTAAAGAGATATTCCCAGTATTCAATTTTTATTGGAAGACTCCAAGACTATTGGTGTGGTTCTAGAATCAATATTAATAATAATTTACAAGTATGGAAAAGCATTCTATTTCGGTTTTAGGAGCCGACAAGAAACAGTATGAAATCGCAGATTTCAGAGCAAGAGGTATGAATTATACTAATGCTATTGGCATTATCGTAACAACAGAATTTATGAGCCGTATTTTGGCGTTTGACACCTGGCAAGAACGATGGGGAAACACCGATAGGGTCTTGACTGAAGAACAGAATGAATCCGTTGCCATGCAAACTTTCTCCGGTTTGGACCTAACCAAACGTATTGTAGAAGGACAGGCTGGTATTGACGGAATGACTGCTGCCAAACGTTGTTGGAACTATCAAAAAGGTGGCTTCCAGTGGTATTTGCCTTGTTTGATGGAGCTAGGAGTTCTTTGCGCATATCGTGATGAGATAAACAAAGCAATGAAAGAAATTGGATGTCCCGATGAATGTTTACTTCCTACAGAAGATTCTGATGAAACTTGGGTTTGGAGTAGCAGTGAGTACAGTCAGTTCAGCAGCTGGATCGTGCTCTTTAGTAATGGCAACTTCAGCAGCTACTACAAGTGCAGCAGTACCATGCTGAGAGCGGTTGCAGCATTTCAGCCTTCGCCGAGCCTGTTGACAGGCGAGGCAAAAAGTAACGATTGTCTGCATAGTGACGAAGCTCTTATAAACATGTTACGTGAACGTGGTTATAAAGGCGAATTGACTAAGACCTTGACTATTTAATATTATCGCCACCCATATTTGATATGGTATGGGTGGCAAAATATTCTTTAACAGCATGGAAACATTTGAAAAGATTATAGAACAATACACACAAAGCGAAGTGTGTATGGGAGAATTGTTAGCTAATATTTCGGCAGATGGCATGTCTATTGAAGACGCTTTTGAATTGTATATAAAAGCTATGAATTATGCTGAAAAAGATGAATTTTATCAATTAGCTGACAGAGAAGTGAAATTATTAACAGCTAAGAATGAAGATGACAAACAGCCATTAAAACAACTGTTAGATTCGCTAAGCATATCTTGATATAATTGAATATGAATAAATACTATTTTGTAAATATAGGTGCGGAGGTAATATGGCATCCTGTAAATAGTGACGAGAAGAAAGTTATGCAAGTGTGCACCTCTGCTCCTCATCCGGTTGAAAATGACACATTAGTTTCTCTAATTTTTTCTGATAAAAAGGGGAACGTAAAAGTAAAGGCCGTCGAATTAACTCCAAAATTGACTGACTTCAATCAAGGGTACTGGTGTGCACTTCAAGATGCAGTAAGTAATGGTGCCTCTGATACGGTTATTCAGGAAATGCTACGCAGTGCCGGATTTACATACTGGGAATGTTACTGGCATATACAAAATTCTGATTTTCAGTCAGAAAAAATATGGTCGATTATTCGTGGAATGTTTTGCCAAAATCCAGATTATATTGATTGGAATGGTGCTGATTATCCAATAAAAACGGTAGTAATCTTTGAAAATACTCCTGATGAAGAAAAGGTGACTGTATCTATCGAGCGATTAGCGCGACAATTATTAGATGATATGGGTAATTGGAGTACACGAGAAGCAGAATCTGTAGATGAACAGATTTATTTCTATCTGGATGAAGAGACCTTTAACATGCCTGATGAAGATATTGTAGAATACTTGAAAAAACAATGAAATTACTTTATATAGATTTATTTTGTGGTGCCGGTGGAACCAGCACAGGGGTAGAAAAAGCCCGTTTAGAGAACGAACAATGCGCTAAGGTAATAGCATGTGTAAATCATGATAAAAATGCGATTGCAAGTCATGCTGCTAATCATCCGGACGCTCTTCATTTTACAGAAGATATTCGTACACTAAATTTATCTCCTTTAGTTTCCCACCTACAAAAATGCAGAGCTGAATATCCTGAAGCATTGATAGTTTTATGGGCTTCGTTGGAATGTACTAACTTCTCGAAGGCTAAAGGTGGTCAACCACGAGATGCAGATAGTAGAACACTTGCAGAGCACTTGTTTCGGTATATTGAGGCTATTAACCCAGACTATATTCAAATTGAGAATGTAGAAGAGTTTATGTCATGGGGAGATTTGGATGAGTATGGTAAACCCATTAGTCGTGATAAAGGTAAATCTTATTTGAGATGGTTGGATAACGTAAGGTCTTATGGCTACAAATTTGAATATAAAATATTAAATTCAGCAGACTATGGAGCTTACACTTCCAGGAAGAGATTTTTCGGAATATTTGCGAAAGGGAGTTTACCTATTGTTTTTCCGGAGCAAACCCATTCTAAAAAGCCAGACCAAAAATTAAAGAACTGGAAGGCAGTACGAGATGTGTTAGACTTTGATGATGAAGGAAAAAGTATTTTTGGTCGCAAAACACCTTTAGTAGATTCTTCTTTATTAAGAATTTATGCAGGACTTATTAAGTTTGTAGCAGGTGGAAAAGATGCCTTCATGGTTAAGTATAACTCAATGAGTAAAGCTGGAAAGTACAATGCTCCGGGAGTTGATGATCCATGTCCAGTAATATCTACTCAAAATCGACTTGGGGTTGCTTGCATAAATCGTTTAAATATCCTAACCGGAAAAGCATTTATTTCTGTTCATTATGGAAATGGATTTTGTAAATCTGTAGATGAACCAGCACCAACCGTAACAACAAAAGACCGATTTTCATTAATTTCTTCTGTATTTATTGACCAACAATACGGGAACAGTAAGCCTTCTTCGCTGGATAAACCACTAGGCTGTATCACTGTTAATCCCAAATATAGTCTTGTAAGCTGTAAACCTTGGATTTTAGATACAAATTTTAAAAATGTCGGCACAAGTATAAATCAACCGGCACCAGTAATTACTGCAAACCGTAAATGGCATTACTTGATGAATCCTCAATTCAATTCTGCTGGCGGATCAGTAGATAAACCTTGTTTTACGTTAATTGCTAGAATGGATAAGATGCCACCATATTTAATTGAAGCATCTAGAGAGGGAGATCTACCTAGCTTTATTAAGATGTTTTCAGGAGGACTGGTATATGAGATATACGACACAGATACCGATGTAATGAAAAAAATAAAGAAATTCATGGCCATGTACGGAATTTCCGATATAAAAATGAGAATGCTAACGATTCCAGAGTTGAAACGTATTATGGGATTCCCGGAAGATTATATGCTAATAGGAACAAAAGCAGAACAGAAAAAGTATATAGGCAATGCTGTAGAAGTTAATATGGCACGAGTTCTTTGTGAGGCATTATGTAAAATATTAGTAACAACGCAACGTAAGGTTGCATAATTTAACAACAATAATATGGAAAATTTAAAATTTAATGTTGGGGATAATGTGAAAATTGTCTCTAATGATTTGCAACCGGCAATGGTTGGTAAAATTGGTCGAGTAAAGAAAGTGTATCCGTCATTTTCTGAAGATTCAGATAACAATATTCAGCCTTCTTACTTTTATCGCGTTGAAGTTGGAGGAGCTGTTTTAAAAGGAATTGCAGCAAGCAGTGATCTGGAAAAAGTATAGAAAAATGATATGAAAAAATACCGAGTGACGATTGACCTGGATGCTTTTGAAATAGTGGTTTCGGCTAATAATAAAGCCGAAGCCAAAAGAAAAGCTATCGAGAGACTTCAAAGAAAGAAGATCACTTCCCTGATTCGTAAATCTTGGCCTGACAATAAGAAAGAGGTGTATGTTGATGAGGAATAATTTGAGAATCAAAAGGAGATATGAGCAAAGATAATATTACAGAGCCTGTGAATACATGGGATAATTTCTATCAAAGTCGTGTCTGTAACGACAGTTATGTGAATGTCTTTTGTAAAAAATATAACCGGTTTATAGAAGAAATAATTATCAATATACAACAAATATCCTACGACCTGAAAGCACCCCTTATCTTAAAGGAGGAAGGATGTGGAATAGGTACTGTAAGCCTTGCTATTTCGCAAATAGGAGAGAGGTTGTTTAATTATTTTGGATTAACAGGTGCTTCTGATGCAAAGAAAATTTCAAAAGTTATCTTCTCTGACATCAATATTCCTATGTTGGAGCTATGTTGCAAGAACACACTCTCAATATCCACGGATAATTACTTAGGAAAAGTCCCATTGTTTTATGTTAAAGAGAATATTTGTGAACCTAAGTTTTTTGAATCATCTACAGTAGTGGTAACACATGGGGTCTTGGAACATTTTTCTGATGTAGATATAACAAGAATCATGTCAACATATAACAATGATAAGGTTTTGTTTCAAGCTCATTATGTTCCAACTAGCCAATACACGTCCCCTTCTTTTGGAGACGAACGTTTGCTGCCTACAGATTACTGGATCACATTAGTAAAACCGGATTATTATCTTCTTGATAATAATGGTAAAGATTTGTATATGTTTAAAACTAAACCGGCACCGACAAGAAGATAAGAGAGTCTATAAATGATAAATTTTGAGAACATGGCAACTAATGTTAATAATGCGGAAAGATTAAGAAGTTATTTTCTTTCTCACAAACAAAGGGAAAATATTATCAATGTATGTAGAGCACGCCCAAATTGGGACGGTTGTGACTATTGTGACTTATATTCAGGTTCAGGGCTTCCATGTTGGAAGCAAGATGATAAACATAATTGTTGCAAATTAGAGGAAGTCAAAACAAAAAACAAGAATGTATGAAAGAAAAATCAGAAACAAAAGATTTAGCAATGACACCTAAAGAACAGGAAATGGATTTGCGTAGATGGTGTGTGGAAGTATCGGTGAAAATCTGTGATAAAGAATCCATCATTGAAGTTGCCGAAAAACTGTACAAATGGATTACACAATAGAAAATGACGTAAAGTCAGGTAGCAATAGTTGTGCACGCCCTGACTTTAAACATTAGTCTAATTCAAAAACAACATGTCCTTTACCAGCAGCAGCTATGTTAATTAGCTCTGATGTTAATTTGCATCCTGCATTGGTACAAATGAGAGTTACGTTATTCTTTGACGCAGCCATAGCAATGTTGATTAGTTCTGAAGTTAGTTTTGATTTACAGTTAATCTTTACACTTCCACCTGCGTTGAGGATGTTGATAATTTCACTAGTTAATTTCATAAACAATAATTTTTTAAATTCGACAGTTGTAAAAGTAGTAATAAAAAACAAAGGGCGCATCCATTTCAGCAATAATTTTAAAATTCGACACTTTATTTTTATTAGGGTGTGCTCTTTAACTAATAAATGTATAGAAATGAAGATAAGAATAGGAAAATCTTTTGATAAAGAAACAAATGAAGTCTTTTATCAGCTACAATTTAAATTGGATGGAGAACGGACCTATAACGCATATTCTTATGATGTTTTTAAAGAGGAATCTGACGCAAAAGAAGCTCTTAACAAACATCTAAATGGTGAACGTGAATACACTTATTTTGTGAGTGCTGAAAAAGTTAAAAGAACAATCAAAGGGAACCGCGTAGATGTGAAAAAAGTATTAGCATTTCATGTTATGTCAGCTAAATCAGATTTACCAGGTTCTCGTATCTGGGTGAAAATTAACTAATAAAAAGATAGTAATAAATATGGGAACATTTATTTTTAGACTATGCATTGATAATACACTTTGCTTAGTTACCGCTTTTGATAAAATAGAAGCAGAACACATGTTGGAGAAAAACAAAGGCATCATCTCAAAGGCCGAGTATTATTTTGTTGGGGTAACGAGCGGGGTGATTACTATTAGTAAAGATGGAAATTTAACTTATTAAATATCGGAAATGAGTAAAAAGAGATTTACAGATGACCGTAAACAGCTTTTAATACGGTATAAGATAGATGAAAAAGGATGTGTTTCTTTTATAGACCCCTGCTGCGATGAAATTCCAATTTGCCTTTTCGGTAAAATAATGGAAGCTATATCAAATGTAGAACAAGAATGGAACTGTAGAATTGCTAATAAGGTTGACCCTCTTCCGCCTAATATTACATTCGAGAAACCAACACTCAGATAAGAATAAATATGAAATTCTGTGATTTACCGATTGAAACTCAACAACGATTGAATTGCGAACGATTAAATTTACGTAATCGTTCAATCAATAATGCATACGAAGTGCTATTGTATAATCAACCTGGTACTCGTTATTTTCATGCAAGACGTCATCAAAATTCGTGGTATGATGATAAAGGTAACTATATGCCGTTTGGAGGTGGTTCTGAATGGACGCTGCAATATGGATGTATAGGTTTCTCTCGTAAGAAGCAAGTAATGGGTTACGATTATGTATTATGTCGTGGCAAGACCTATTCTAAGTCTGCAAATGGGACAATTATTCCGGCTTCTGTAAAAACAAAGAAGGAGGTTTTGAGTATAGCAAAAGCGATTGGAATATTGAAAACATTGGTTTAATTAAAGTTGATATACAATATGGGTAAAACAATAGTTAATGAAATCGAGAAATGTACACAATGTCCGCATTGTACAATTCTTCCGGACCCAGATCCGTATGATTGGTTTTGTGACGATGACGTAAAACTCTTCTGTGAAAAATTAAAAAGGACAGTAGCCGCTGCACTTCGACCCTACGAAAGTGACGAAGTTGATATTCCCAGTGATTGTCCTCTGGAATAAAATATAATAATAAGAAATATGAACGAAACATTGGAACAACAAATTAAACGTCTGGAATTCTGTCGTGATTGCATTGACCAGTCTTATCAAGCAGGAAGAGATGAATACAATCGCCTTGAACGGATGATTGAAGAATTGAAAGAACAACTAAAATCTATTGAAGAAGTTGAATTAGTAAAGACGTTATGAAGAAGATAGTACTTGCTAACTGTGGAACATTAGAACCTTCTACACTTTCCGCTTTAAAGGATAAATATACCGAATTGGGGTATGAATTAGTTGAGGAAGAAAAACTCAAAGTTGAACTTCCCGAAGAGAAGGTTTACACTATTATGCAGCCACCACCTTTGCCGGATATAACAATGTTGGATAGTCCAGTCAGTAATTGCAAAAAACGTTCTTACCATGAAGGTGATAACATTCACTACAATAAATGTATCATTAAACGTAGAAAGAAAAACAAAAATAAGAAAACACATAGAAAAAAGAAATGATTATGGAAGTCAATAATGGAATAATAATTAATGGAGTTTTGCATGAGTTTGTCATACCAAGCGAATCCCCTTGTTTAGAGTGTTCTTTAAAGAATGAGTGTGGTACTTATTTAGGTGATAGGTTGTATTCAGATCCATGCGATGTTTTTAGTTCATGTAGTGGAATATTTGTAGTACGTGCCAAAGTAAAGATAGAAACGGAGGATTAACTATGGGATTTACAACACCATGTCTTATATACAAGAATACCTTGGAACTTCAAGGTAAATTAAAAATATTAGGGTATGTTGAGCATCCTACGATGATGAATGTAGATATATCTTCACAATTTTTAATTTGCAATCGTGGGTTCTTTGCGGGAATTCCACTTGGTTATAAAGAGGAAATAGACAATGCCATTGATTGCGAAACCAACGAGAATCTTTTCTTAGCCATAGCCGCATTGAGAGACGATACTGACGATTCACAATGGTTTGTATATCCTCCTGAAAATATTTGGTTTATATGCGATGACGATGACATCAATTA